ACGTTTGTGAGTGGCGAGAAGGATAGGCTTCATTTGTTCGTCATCCCATGTGCGGGTATAACGATAAACCGCATTTACTTCTGCAGGTGTTTTTGACTCTTTTACACGCTGTAGAAGAGTATCTAGGGTTTGCTGATATTCTGGATCTACTTTAGGCTCGTTAGTTTCTGGAACTAACAGATCCTCAGATGTGGTGACATTTGTTTGTTCGGTAATAACAATTGTTGGTTGAATTTCTGCAGAAATAACTTCAATAGACTTTTCTGCTTTTGATTTCTTGCCACGCTGTTTCTTTTTTTCATCACCTAAGCGAATAACACTTAAATCGTCACTAACTTCAAAACCTAACGCTTTGGACAGTGCTTTTAATTGAAGCTTGGCGTTTTCTGCATCACGTTGAACGAAGCCACAGTTAATAGAATCAATTAATGCGGTGGTTTTAAAATTCACGACGTAAATAGAAGGCGAATATGTAGTAATTACAAAAACATCCTGACCTTCTTCATACTCATCAATAGTTAATGGCTTTGTGAATGTAATGCCAGCCAATTCAATTAGTTCAGGTTTGATACAATACTCATAACCAGACATTGCAAACACAGTTGCAGGGAACTCAGATAAATCTGCGAAGTCCAGCATGTCGCCAGATGGACGACAAAGAATATTTTTACCTTTTTGAAGAGCTGCAAATGCTTCTTGAGCAGTAATTAAATTTGTCATGTTTTTATCCTTTTTTAACTGAAACTAATTTCCAAAAACTTAGGTGCTTACGATCAAAAAAAGCGCCTCGGCCAAGTTCTTTTACTGCTGCACGAAAGAGGGTTTCTTCATCTGAATCTTCGTCAGCCCAAACTTTTACATTGCCTTCATACTGGGCGTAAAAGCCTGGTGTACTTTGAACTCTAACTATCCATTCACAACGTTCTTTCATGCTATCATCCCCGTTTTAGCTAATGTTTCAATGTCTTGTTTAACTGCTGGCAGTTTTGCTGCTTCAATTTGGATAAGGGCATCTATGCCGAAGTGTTCACAAACTGTTTTCACGTCTAGGCCGCGTTCAGCTATGAAGTTTTGAAGTTCATCTCTTTGTTGATCTGAGATACCGTTAAATTCAGGTGGACTAATCCAAGTGCCACGTTGCTTATCAAACGTGCAATTCAATGCTTTAGCTCTCATTAACATTGCTTGTCGCATGTTCTGGTAATACATGTGTTCTTTATCAAGAGACTCGGTTAATTGATTAAGGTCACCTGCATGCTCAGCTTCTTCACAGCTTTGTTTCCAGTTTTCTAGCTCTTCTTGGGCTTTAGCTGCTGCAAGTTGTGCAGGCGTTAAGGTGTTAATGTGATCTTTAGCTTGAGTAATCAGGTCAGCCAAGAAAGTAGGGTGTGCTTTAAGATCAGGTACCCATACTTCACCGGTTTCACCGCCTAAAGCACCTGAGTTTTTCGCATGATGTGTAGGCGAAGGTTTGAAATTAATAACGCGGGCATTTTTACCTTCACCTGTAGTAACAGTTGTTAGATAACCCATGACATCTGCGATACGGTAAAGCTCGTTACGGTTTTTACCACCTAGATCTGGTCGGTAAATAATTTGATCACCGTTTTGATCTTCTGATGCGTGTGCAATGAAAACAACATCTTTACCTAAACTGATCAAAGTATTGATGTATTGCTTGAACGTTTGGTTCGCTAAACCTTGAGCCTTTAACTTTAAAGAACCATCTTTTTGACGGTTATTTGCCGTAAGTAACAGGTGGGTTTTAATGCATTCAAGCATTGCACCCACGGTATCAATGACTACGGTTTTATATGGTGCTAAGTCCTGCGGAGTAAGGTTTGCAACATCACTCCATTGATGAACCTGTACAACTGCACCACGACGTAATTCACCAGTACGGTGAGCACCACGGTCAAAGTCAAAAGAAATTGCTTTTTCCGCAGTAAAACCCATCGATGATTTACCTAAACCCGGATCAGCGTATAGGTACACAATAATTGCTTGAACCAATAAAGTTTGGTCAGCAGTAATAATCGGTAACGCCATTTTTCTTATCCTCATCTTGAGCCTGTAAAACCGCGTTTTTGCTTGTAAGCCTTGCGGTCACGGAAAGGGATATTTGTTTCACGCAGTTTTATAGCGAGCTGCTTTCTGCGCTGAAAATCGATTTCTTGCATAAGGGAAGCGAAAACTTTTGGTTCCTTAGCTTTAAATTGCTCAACATTAAGTGGCTTTTTAACACCATCTTTAATTTCATAAAGTACTGAGCCGTTAGCATTTGCAGCATAGATAGCCCACTTAATACGCACGGAATAAAGACCTTGGCCGTCACGGCCTAAAAATGACTTATAGCCGTCAGGGTGTTTTTTGAAATTAGTCATCTTTAAGCCTCCACCAACTTGTTACGTTCGATGAAGCCTTTTAGAAGGCCATTGATGTTTCGGATGTCTTCAAATTCGGTGAAATCGTTATATGACTTACCGTTAATATCAGTGATTTCATTTACAGTGAGTTGAGTAATATCAACAGCGGTAAATTCAGAACCCGGAACGCCGTAACTGTCTGGATGAGCTTCAAAATCAAAGCTAACGTTTAAACGGAAGCTATCTAATTTGATTACGGCAACGCCAGAATGTTTACCTGTGATTTTCGCGGTTAACACACCGTAAGTACTTGGTTGAGTCTTAGGGGTAAATAGAGAAGGGGCTCCTTTTGCTTGGAAAGCTGGTTGAAGCTGGCAAGCGACTAAAGAACCACCTGAGATTGCAAGAGCAGCCATACTGACAAATGCAAATGAGTTGAATGAGTAAACTTTTACGTTCATAATTGATCTCGCAGTTTGCAAAAGCACATCGGAAGGTAAGAGAGTCGATGTGCTTTTTAGTTGTCTACGAGGTAAAGATTACTTTACAAAACTAAATATGTAAAGTGCGATTTACAATATGATGTAAATCAAACTATACATTTTATTTTAATAAAAAAGAAAACCCACCGTGGTGGTGGGTTTGCATATTTTGGCTTTTCTAAACTTTTTGTGGCTCAGAAGCACCAATAATAATTGAATCTTTATATTTACCATTTTGAGTTTGAGTTTTTATTTTTAGGTAAACCTTAGTGTATCCCCATTCAGCATTCTTAATAGCATTAAGAATTTTTTGATCAAGTGAGTCATTTTCTAAAGTAGCAACAAATACTTGTCCGCTTTCTACATCTTGTAAACGTATTTTTCGCTTTGCAGCATTTGATGAATCAACATATTGAATTATATATAATCCATCAATACGTTTTGGTTCCCAACTTGATTTAGAGGAGGTAGTAATTTCTCTAGCTGCCTCGCCACTAAATTCTACTGCATTTTGAAACTCAACTTTATCTGCAGTTCTGACACTTTTAACTAGTTTTGTAGTAACTTCCTTTGCGTCATTTTTAATTGTTTTTGTAATAGGTTCAGCATTTACAGCTTTTTCAAGTACATCAAGAGTTCTCTGATTAGCTTGATTCAGGATTTTAACAGTTTCAAGACGTTCATTACTTTCTTGTTGTTTTGCTTTCAATTCCAATTCAGCTTTTCTGAGTTGAGTCTGATTTTCAATATGGGTTTGATAGATACTATTGCCACCAAAGGTTGCTATAAGAAAAAGAACGGATACAAAAACTTGTTTGCCAGTCATCCTACCCACCGTTTTCTCAATTAAGTTATTGAATATACCGTCCCAATCTACATTAAAACCTGATGAACCGTTCAAAACTTTCACCTCAAGTTCAAGGTCATCCCTATCTTCTTGAGTTAACTTATTAGGAACCTCATCATTATAGCGTATCAAAGAGTAAGATTTATAGATTGCAGATTGCATCTCCAAAAAACCCTTCATAACTGATGAAGTAATTGTTTGATGAAATTTATCACCCGTAACATGCAAATTAAAAGGAGTAAAGTTTTCAACCTTTATACTTAAATGATCTGTATCAACTTCATTATTTAAAACTTTCTCCAAAAGATTTATAGCATCCATTTCATTCGAAATGATATAGCTTTGCACCGTTGCACTCACTTTGTTTCCCCCCTTTCTCCCGAACTGTTATAAAGTGCCGTGTCGGGTCACGTTTTTTCATCAATTTGGTCTAGATCTTCTTTTTGCTCTATATGTATATCGCATACAGTCAACCACTTGACCGACAAAATAACAATGCTCATCCAAAGGAATGATATTTGGTTCAAATTTAGGATTTAGAGCTTGCAGATAACGAGATCCATCTGTTTCGATAACAAGTTTTTTAAAAGTTGCATCCTCAAATCTTCGAACCACGACCATATCTCCAGATTGCATGTCACTATAGTAAACATCTGGGTCTACAAGAATGTAATCACCCTCCAGAAAGTCAGGTTGGTTACTTACGCCTTGAACTTTTAGATAAAAACAATTAGTGCATTCATCTGGTAAAGGAAGCCATTCTTCAACCATAGATAGATCAACAGATTGCACATTGGTAAAAGTTCCTGCCTGAACCCATGAAAGAACAGGTGCTAATGTTGCTACTCTCTTGGAGACATTATTATCAATTTTTGTAGCATCCATTTTATTGCTTTGACCAGCAAGCCAGTCTTTAGAAACTCCTAAAAACTCAGCAGCTTTTACTAAATTTGAGCCTTCAAGTTCTTGTGTTGGCCCATTTACCCATAGCCCGACATTAGCTCTACTAACGCCAGCAAATCTAGCTAAATCAGTATTCTTGAATCTTTTACCTGTTTCAGACTCATAGTGTTTTATAGCTAAAGACATTCGCTCTTGTAGAGTGCTCATAGTGTAAATCTCATGGCTATTGCCATATGCAAAATGTAAAGAAATCTTAACTTTTCATTTGCAAAGCTTGCTAAACATATTTGTGTAAAGTAGACTTAACAAAGTAAAGCTAAAGATAGGGATTAATATGCGAATTGAGATGAAAACATCAGATGTTCTGGCTCGGTTCAATGCGCCAAAAATCGCAAAAATTTTAAAAATTAGCCGTCAAGCAGTTTACCAGTGGGGTGAATTTGTGCCTGAAGCAGCGGCTTTTAAGCTACTTGAACAAGAACCAACACTACCATTTAAGAGAGTCTCATGAGCCTTGAAAAAGAAGATCTTCGTTTGAAGATGCTGCCCGACATGATGGAGCGTTTGAGATTGATCTCGGATATCCGGGGTAAAGATTATGCGCATCAAGCTGTAATCCTCTTAGAGAAAGCCATTATGGGTGAATATCATGAGGTTAGCTTAATGCTTGAAAGAGCTGAAAAAAATAGGAAAAAAAGGGAGCGTTTAGGATTATTAGGGAAGATCGGGGTAAACCCAGAATCCCAAATTCTAGAAATTAAAAAAGCCTGATGGTCGAAATCAGGCTTCTAGGCATTCAATTGAGGTGAATCAAATGAACACAAATAATCTATCAAATCAACAGCAAATAATCCAGAGCTGGTTTGAGCCGGCTCTCCACACACTTAAAGCATTAATCAAAAAGTGTGAAGAGAACCTAGAGCGAATTAAAGCTGATACCAAAAATGCAGCCGTAAAGCGAGATGAATTCAAAGAGGTTTTAGTGCGTCAGCATCGCATTACATATAACCATGCTGAGGAAATTATCAAAAGCCTTGGTCGTGCTGGGCGTATTCGCTACTTAGGTAGTACTTATATTCAGATTAAAGAAGGCGGTGAAGCATGAATAAAATTTTATTTGGTGATTGCCGTACTCTGATGATGCAAATGATTGGGGAAGGCTTAAAAGCTCAAACATGTGTAACCTCGCCGCCTTATTTTGGTTTACGTGATTACGGTGTAGAGGGCCAATTAGGTTTAGAAAGTACTGTAGACGAATATGTTCAAAATATGGTCGAGGTATTTCGGTTGGTGCGAGAGATACTGCATGAAGATGGCACACTTTGGTTAAACCTAGGTGATAGTTATGCGGGTTCAGGCAGAGGTATGACTCGCACTGGTTTAAACGATGGTAAGAATCCGAAAACTAAAGGATTGGTACTTCCAAAGCAAAATGTGGCTCAATCAAATTTAAAGCCTAAAGATTTAATTGGAATCCCTTGGAAAGTTGCTTTTGCATTACAAGCCGATGGTTGGTATTTGCGCCAAGATATTATTTGGCATAAACCGAACCCGATGCCTGAAAGCATTACAGACCGTTGTACCAAAGCACATGAGTATATTTTCTTATTCAGTAAGTCACGTAGATATTACTTTGACCACGTAGCAATTAAAGAACCAGTTGCTGAAAGTTCAATTAAAAGACTTTCCCAAAATCTTGATCAACAACATGGCAGTACTCGCGCTGTGATGAAACATAACGGTCTAATGAAAGCTGTTTACTCGAGATCTTCACGCGATAGCTTTAAAAGACATAACAGCAAAAGAGCTGCTGTTATTCCAAATCAAGCATACGGAACTCACAGATCAGAAAGATTGGAAAGTGAGTATGACTTACTTACTCGCAATAAACGCAGTGTTTGGCAGGTTTCTACCAAACCATATAAGGGTGCTCATTTCGCAACATTCCCAATGGATTTAATTGAGCCATGCGTATTAGCAGGATCTCGAGTCAATGATGTTGTATTTGATCCATTCATGGGATCCGGAACAACAGCAGCTGTAGCACTAATGCATAACCGTCAATATTTAGGGAGTGAATTGAACCCTCAATATTACGAATTGCAGCAAGAACGCTTAGAGAAAGTATTAAAAGAGAGGGCCGCATGAATTATTACCAACACCATATTGGTGACTTTAACAATGCGACTCGCCACCTCAGTTTAATTGAGCGTGCGATTTACCGTGACTTATTAGACATGTATTACGACACCGAGAAGGCGATTGATGCATCAAGCATTGATCGTTTAGCACGTCGTTTGCAATGTACTACTGAAGAGCAAAAAGAAGCTCTCAAATATGTACTTGATGAGTTTTTCATTCTTGAAGAAGGTGTTTATCGCAATAATCGTTGTGAACGAGAAATTGCTGAATATCACGGGAAAAAGAAACAAGCGAGTGAGGCTGGTAAAGCGTCTGCTGCAAAACGTGCAGCGAAAAAGAAAGGTTCGTCCAACAGTGGTTCATCAAAAGATGATCAATCGTCTAACGAAAATTCAACGGTCGTTGAAAATCCGTTAAACGAAGAACAAACGGGCGTGCAACCAACCAATAACCATAAACCATTAACCATAAACCAAGAACCAATTATTGATAGTAGTAGTAATGCGCGTGGAGAAAATTCGCAATTAACCCCAATTCAATTTGCTCAGTATCAGATCGATGATCACAAGCGTTACTCAATGCGTGAATTCATTTCTGAATACTCAGAGTTTCAATACGATTTCATCTCACTTGCTCAACAAAGATTTGTTTCTGTACCTGAAATCGACTTGAGAACCATGATTCAAAATTTCGGTGACTGGTACTTTGCAAACGAATCAAGTTCATTGAATACACCAAGCATCTGGTTGGTTAAGTGGTTCTCTTGGGTTCAAAACAACGAGAAACAAGTTGCTGCTAACCGCAAGAAACAAGAGCAAATCACTTCATCTGGTCAAAAAACACAAGAGCCGAGTTACTTCGCAAATCTTTTTGAAGAACAAAACCAATCTCAAATCGTGGATGTAACTCCTTCAAAAAAGTTT